GCATAAATTCCATTAGATATTTTAATTATATCACTAGTTTTTAAACAATGCTTAATTGCTGTAATTTTAACTTTACCACTTCCACCATCAATACAACTAGTTATATTTCTAAACGTTTTATGATTAATTTGAATTGATTTTTCATTACTAGTTGTTGTAATTTCTGTAATATTTGATACCTCACCATATGTAGGGTTATATATACCAACTAAATATGTACGCATTACACCAAATACATAATATTTAGTATTTGGCAATAAGCTGCCACCAGTAACAAGTGAACAAGTCAAAGTTGGTTTTAAACACCCATATACACGAATTCCTGTAAATACTGCCATATTAATTAATCTTTAATAAATCTTCATTTGCTAGACTTAATTTATATTCAAGTCCTATTTTAACCGCTTCTAGTTCGTTAATTTCTCTATTAATTATATATTCAATTTCTTGTGGTACACTATATAATTTTAGTTGATTAATTTTTAAATCAATCATTGCTAATTGTTCAGTAATTGCAACTATTGTATTTTGTAAATCATTAATATTTATTTCTTTATCTATAGTAGTTCTTTCAATTACTATGTTAGAATCTTCTGTTTTAATTATTTCTGTATCCATCTTATTCGATTGTTTTGGTAATATTTATTATTGTATCATCACTATAATTTATAATAGTAGTTAGTGTTCTTTCTGTTTGTTCATCCTTTATAGTAGTTGAAGTTACATAACCATTAACATCACTTATAATATCTTTTGTAAATAGCTTTTTTAGCTTATCTAAGGCACTATAATAATTAATTTGTATTATGTCATTGCCCGTATATATAAACTCTTTATAAAGGTTATTATCAATTTTAAACTCATTAATTAATTCCAAATCTGCATAATCGTGTATTGGAATTTTTCCATCAATACCAACAACATATGGTTCATCACTTACCAAATCCACACCGTAAACATAATTAGTTGGATTTGCAACAGGTAAACCAGTTACAGTTGTTCCAGTTAAACTAGTGGTTATATAACCTTCATTAGTAATTACATCAATTCCATAAACAGCATTGGTTGGTATTGCTTGTGGTTCTTGGTAGGTAGTGCCAGAATCACTAGTAATTAAATACGGTAATCCGGTTATAATATCAATGCTGTATGTTGCCATGTTATGTTGTTTTAAACTTAATTATAAATACTTATATTTTACTTCTTTATATTCAAAAAAAAACCCATCACTAATTAAAGTGATAGGTTTTAATATTTTAAAAATCAATTAAGACTAGGATACTAAAGATTTCTTACAAGCCAAAGTATTGCGAAGAACAACACCAGCTTCTTTCACTACTGTTATTATAACTTGTCCTTCTGGGGCTTTAGATGTATAATCATAAAGAATTTCATAATCACCATTAAATTCACCTACTGTTACGTGTTTCAAATCTGCTGCAACAATTGTGTTAGCTGCTGTAGGTGCAAACAATGCACTATAGAAAATTGGTGTACCATCCCACATATTACCAGCAAAACTTGAAGTTTTTGAGGCAAGAAATATACCTGAACCCGTATCAACTTTAACCGCTTTAGCCTTGTAGAATTCTGCTCTAGGGAAAAGAATTGTAACATCTCCATCAACAGTTGCTGTTAAAGTATCCATGTTGGCATTTGTGTAATTTACAAGTGTTGCAGTTGCAGTTGCACCAGCAATAAGTACATCAAAAATTTCTTTTGTAATAGCCTTATCAACACCTTTAACCATTTCGAAAAGGTATGCTTGAAGTGCCTGTTCGTTTCCAACTGCAAGCAATTCTTTACCAATAGTTTCAGTAAGTGTAAAACGTGCTGGCTTAAGGTCTACAGTTGCAAGTGTAGTACCATTATCAACCCTTGCACCCTGTGCAGCCTTACCAGCTATAATACCATTAACAAAAGGTAGTTTAATTGAAGTAGTAAGATTAGGTAGAATTTGAACACCCATTTGTTTATAAAAAGGTTCGTATCCAACACTGGAAATATCACCAGCAACAGTTACGTTATCAATTGTGTTTGCAAGTGTTAAAGCCCTTACATGCATATTTTCGATTCTGTCACCAGAGCGAACAATCAAGTCATTAAATTTATCCATTTGTTTATTAGTTTTATTTGTATCTATGTTATTTATATTTCTTTTTTGTTCGATTTCAACATCAAGTGCATCTAGTTCAGTTTGAAGTTTTAATACTTCTGAATCTTCTGTAGTTGATAGTTTTCTTTCTTCTTTTTTAGGTTCATTTATAACTTCTGTTAGTTTAGTTACTAATGCATTCCTTTTTTCTATTAAATCTGTAAACTTCATATTTAAATTTTTATTTATTACTTATAAATACTTATTATTTTATTTTTAATTTCTTCTTTTAATTCAATTTTATATACTTGCTTAAAAGGTCTTCATATTTTCCCCAATATTTTTTATCTTCTTCTTCTTTCTGTTTCGCTTCTAGTTCAATTTTTGCATTTTCTAAATCTTTATTATCCCTTGTTTCAATTGGTTCAACTTCTTCAACAGGTGTTTCTGTTGGTTCTTCTGGTACTTCTGGTGTAACCTCTGTTAGTTCTTCTGCTGGTACATCAACAGAAACTTTAACAAGTTCCAATTTTGCTTGCTCTAAAGCCCTTGAATTAACTACAGCACTATCATAAGCAGCAGTTGTACCAAGTATGGAAAATTCAACAACATCAAGAAATTTAATTATAGTTCTTACATAACTTCCATCTATATTTTTAGTCCATTTTTGACCTTCTTTATTCATGTAAAAACCAAAACTCATTTTATCTATATCACCAGCACGAATTGCTTGTAATATTTCTTCACCTGTAGCAGTATTTTTTGCATCAAATTCAAAGTGTACACCAACACTATCAATAGTAATTTTAAGTGTTCCTTTGCCCTTATTTGAACGTGCTAAGGGTATAAATTGCTCATTATGTTGGAATAGTATTTTAATATCGAACCTTTTTATGTCTTCATTTGTAAATGCTTCTGGTGCAATTATTTCCTTAAATCCTCCAAAGTCTTGCGAAGGTGTATTAAACAAAATTGCAGTACCAAAAATTGTACGGCTGTTTGTTGTTTCACCACTTATTACACCTTCTCTTACTTGAATTTTAAATTCTCTTTTTTCTATTAAATTATCCATGCTTATTTAAATTTAGCTTCAATCTATTTTAGTTATTTTTTTAATTATTTTATCAATTGGTTTTAATTTATTATCAGTTGGCTTTACTTCTGCAACTGGTGCAACTGGTGTTAAATTTGTTTGTCCAAACCCTTCTAAAGGTAAACTTTGCACGTTATAGAAATTCTTGTTGCCACCTTTTGCAGGTGCAGCACCTAAATTTAATTTTGCAATTAATTGATTTGGAGTATAAACACCAAGTGCAGAAAGACTAGTATAGTATTGCGCTTTTGCAACTAAATCAGTTAAATATAAACCTTCAACATCAAAAAATAAATCTTTAATATTCCACTCATATTTCATGTAAATTTTTCTGAAAAATTCATTTTGAATTTTACTCATAAGGGGTATAAGACTTGAAAGGAATTCAACTGATTCTTGTTCGCTATTACTATATTTTGAATCTAGCATTAATTTACTTGGAGGTATACCAAACCACCTTGCAATATCTTTAACAGTTGCATTTTTGCTTTCAATTATCATTGCATCTTTATTGCTTACAGTTATAGGGGTATAAATCATTGATGAATCTAAAGCAATTATACTATTACTTCCATCATTTGACATACTATTTTGCCAAGCTGCCTTGGCTTTTGCAGCCTTATCAGAATTAATTTGAACTGTTGGAGCAGGTGAAAGAATACCACTTACACCACCATTTTTAAACCAATTACGGCTATGGTTATTTTCATCCCAAGCTAAGCCCAAAGTTTCACTAGCATATGAAATAGTTGATATACCGTTAATTCCATCATATGAATTATTAATGATATATATAACTTGGCTTGAATCGTAATCTTTGCCATTGATTGAATATATAACTTCATTTTTAACAATTCTTGGAAGAACCAAACCAGAAGAAACTAAATAGAAAGCTTGTATAATTCCTAGTTTATCCCTATCAATTAAAATTGTAGCACTTCCAGTTAACAACATGTTTACAATTATTTGTTTTTTAAAAGTTGTTGCGCCCATAATTGCATTTGGCTGCACGTTCAAAAGGTTGTATATATTATTACTTCCATCTTCACCATAATCAATATATTTCCAATCGTTTATGTATTTAAATGGTAGTAAATCCATTGCAGAAATACTTGAAGAAAGCAATTCCACGGCTCTGTAGACAGCTGAAAGCTTCATTGCCTTACTAGCTGCATAACCAGTACCACTACCACCAAATTTTATAAAGCCTAAAATTGGACTATAGTTTATTGAATTATTGTTATCAAAATTTCTTTGCTCTTTATTTTTTGAAAATATACCCATATTAATTTAAATTAAAATCTTTAGTTATTTATGTATAAATACTATTAAATCGACTAATTATATATAATTAAAAAACACCAGCACCACCATAATAAGGTGTTTGCATATATCCACCAATTACGCAAAGCATTGAACTAAGTACATCTATTTTATCTTCTTTCTTTCTTTTAGCTGGCCTTATATTATTATTTCCTGTTTCCTTTATATATGCATTTGCAAACATCCATCTAGTACAATCATTCAAATCAATTTTAATATTACCATTTAAAGCAAGTCTATATAGTTCTTTAGTTGGTGTATTTAAAGCCTTGTTACCCATGCTATAAGGAACACAATTAATACCGTAATTAGTTAAATCAGTAATCAATAACAACCCATTCCAAGAATCATAGAATAAATTTTGTACTTCATTTCTTTCACTTATATCAATTATTTCTTGATAAATAAATCCATAATCGCAGACGTTACCGGGCGTTAAAGTCAAAAATCCATCAGTTGAATATTGTTTATATCTCTTCTGGTTTT